CACTTGTGCTTCGTAAGCAGTAGCATTACCCTTAGCAACAATCATATCAATAAACCTAAATTTACCACTCATTTTTATATATTCAATATACGTATTTAAATTTGCTGCCCCTGTCACTTCTACCCCATTTATTTTTAACTTCGATGTGCCGCTGTACCCATTTAAATACGCCATGATAAAATAAAACCCATCATTTACAAGAACTTTTGTATTCAAAAGAATATTCTTTAAACTTGCTTTATCATCACTACTTAAAATCTGAATTGAATTTTCTGAAGAAGCAACTTGAAGTAATTGAGAATCACTATTACAATACCCAAATACACCAAACATTGTAATTGGGTACGCGGGTTCATCGGGGTAAAACTCATACGTAGACAAATAAGAATCCCAACTAGAATTTTTAAAATCAACGTAAGTAGAACCCCTGAATTTTGTTGCAGGGCTGACACTGATAACGGGAAGTGACGAATTATTCAAATGACAAGTTAATGCACTTCCCTTTTCAAGTAAATTATATAATGATTTAAAATATTCAGCATACGTGTAAATAGGAATCGGGAGATTCCCTGATGAATATGTCACTGTATCAACAACATTCATTACTTTCTTTGACGCATAACAATTCCAGTGTCCCACTACATTTGGAATAATACTTGGAACCCAATTACTATAATCAGTTACATTGAATTTACTGCTTTGACTGAAATAAGTTTCAACACTCAAACGTTCAGATTCAGTCAAAACTTTATTCCAAACACAAATTGCGTGTATATGCCCTTTAAATGCTAATCTTTCCCTATTTGCATCTGCCCCTGAATTTGCTCCAATATGCACTACTCCTGTTGCAGAACCTAAAGCAAGAGTTGCAGAGTTCCCTGAACCCACAAGTGAACCATTTCGATACACTTTTACGAAATTCCCCGGTTTCATTGTGACAGTTTGAATATTAAGATTTTTATCAACAGGAAACGGGGTAATTGTTCCCGAGGAAAAAGGAAAATTCACATAATTTTTAGTTGTTGTTCCACCATAATGAAAACATGCTCGATGATTCGCTGATTGGAATACAGGGTAAGTTTTCCCGGATACAGAAATATCACTCCCGATAAATGACCCTTGTCTATCATCATCAGCAGTATCATTGACACTCACAACAAGTATTGTAACCCCTTCAGTTGCATTTATTAATGAGTTCCCTACTATTCCAGTCAACTGCAAATGATCATACGCAGAAGAAACAGCAGTGAAGTATACTGAAGCTTTCCCCCCTACTGTAGTTTTTGAGGGTCGTGAAGTTCCAGACGTTGTTGTCGGATACGCATGATAGTTGTTACCAGATATATCATTCCATTTATTTACATAAATTCCACTCAATGTAAACGCTGAGTCTTGTGCATCTAGCCAGAGTTTCAACCCCGATATTAACAAAGGACTCTTAGCGGTGGGGTAAATAGTGATCAACTGTTTTTTCGTCACTGAATCCGTCAATGCACCATCCCTTACAGTCAATTTCACCGTGTATATCCCTGCTATAAATGAATGAGAAGGGTTTTGCACATAACTCTTTGTGCCATCCCCAAAATCCCATTCCCAATAATCAATTTCATCCCCTTCTGATAGATCAGTAAAAGAAACAGTTGTAGGGTCTGTGCCAGTCGTCACATTACTATTAAAATTTGCAAGCAATGAATCGCACCGATAAACTCGTGCATCATATTGAAGACCTGAGAACTTCAGTTTATTCTCATTCGTTATCTCCATATCAGTTATTTTTACTTTTTGTTTTTCTTCACTCAATGTTGCATTGCCAAAAATATAACGATCATGTTTTGCAGGCAACTGAGTAAAGGGGTCAGTCGTGATAAGAGTTTGAGTTGCACCAACTGGTAACACGGAAATTACATTTTCATATTCAATTGTGCCATCTGCAAATCTCACATACAAATAGTAATCAGTTGAATGAACAGGGTCAATTTCACAAACTGCATCAGTAAGTATTTTATGGTAACTCCCATCAACATAACTATCTGAAACAATCAAACCCCCCTTTGCATCTGAACCCCATTTAAAAAATGAATGTTGCAAATATGCAACATCCCCAATTGTGCAGTTCACAGCTTCAACATCAGATTCCCATTCAACAGTGTATTTACAATAGTAATTCAACAATAAAAAGTATTTCGCTAACCGTATCGCTTGATTTTCATTCGTTATACCAAACATTGCAACCCGTGTTATCTGATTCGCTGAACCAATGTCCGTGTGTACCACCGATAATACATCACGTTCATAATTATTCTTTTCATTTACAAATTCTGCTTCAATCACATTTGCTCGTTCTTCCTGTGTAGTCCAGCGTTTCTTCACTGAACTAATCCCCAGATTCCCTACTGAAAACAACTGTACGGGTTCAACAGGGTGATCGTATGTGACACTAAGAGTAAGCCCTTCCCATAAAAGAACAGCTCTCCCAACTAAACAAACTTGTAATGCTGCTTCCCACATTGAAGTTTCAGTGTCAAATCCCCCATTGAAATCGCATCGTTTATATTCTCCTTGCACAATATCATCACACCAGTTAGCCCATGCTAAAAACGCATCTTCATCTACATTATTTGGGTCTATCCCATTATAACGTGAACACGAGAACGCTTCATTCGCCCCATCCCCTTCAATCACAGGTTGTGTGAGAATGTCAAAACAAACCCAAGCAGGATTTGTTGAATACTCAAAACTCCAATTCGCTCCATCATACACTCGTACAATTTTCCCTTTAACCATACACTGAAAGTCCAATGACCCAGAAATCTGATCAGTTGCTTTCACTTTAACTGAGACATACGCAGTACGAGGGTATGCAAGACTCGAATTATCAATCATCCGCAATGCGTCTAATCGAACTTCTTCTGAGTTCATCATTTGTTTTCTTTCCGGACACATTGAACCATCCGGGTACGTCCACTTACTTAAATCCCGTTTGACTCGAAAGTAGTATTTCCCCCCAGTTAAATTCAAAATCGTACAAGTTCTAAACTGAACAGACATCAATTTAACATCAACTAATGAAATTGATTCTGCATCTTGCCACGTTTCATCATCCCCACTTTTTTTGTACTGAATGTATAAAATCAAAGTTTTTACTTCTACATCCCCATCTGTAGCCATCCTATATAACCCATTCGGGTAAATAAAATCTAACTCAACAGAAGTAAAAACATCAGCTTCATCTGTTTCAAAATATTCCCAATCAACCCCACTTGTTATTTCAAAATCGTATTTAATTTCATTAACAATTTTTGCAAAATTAGAATCGTGTATTTGTTCAACTGTCCCTAAATGAACTTCCCAATCTAAAGTCTCAGCATCGTAGTAATCAATATCACGTTGATTAATTTCAATAGCAGAAATATCAGCAATAGGACCTTCCCCAATTCCAATTAACAAATTTAAATATTGAAAATTCTTTTTCTTATCAGTCCAGTTCGACTCCGTAAATGCTGCAATCACGTTCCCATTCACTTTGTTCAACCCATAATAAGTAAACAACGGGAGTCCTGCTTGTTGTTTCGTGTACTGATTCCACCCATACACCGTTGAATCAAATGATGCACTATCCCCCATATCAGGTTTTGGCATCAGCAACCCAACTAGCATTGCTATCCCGGTTGCGATAATAGAAGTTACAATTGCTGTAATAATTGCGGTTATACTAAAAAATTCGCCAATAACAGGAGTAAATATTATTTCGCTATTATTTTTTGGGAAAACAAAAGGAAGATTTTCAAAGGGAATAACTTTCCCATTTAAAACAGTAACAAGCTGAACATCATTTTCAAAATACTCATTCTTAAAATCAAGCAGTGATTCTCGTTTTTCAAATTCAACTGTTTCAATTATATTTTTATCACGATCAAATGGGTTTAAACAAACAACTACTCTTGCTTCCATTTATAGTACCCTCGTATGAAATCTTTATAATTTTTCAATTTAGAAATGATAACTCCTGTACGACTGCATGAATGAATGAATTGTTTACAGTCCCCTAACACAACACCAACATGAGTTTCCGCTTCCCCACGAGCGATATGGACAATGCAAAAGGGTTCGGGTTTTGATAGTTCAATAGTTCGTTTCTGTTTCTCAATTACTAATTGTCGAATCAAAGAAACCCCTGTGAGATTAACAAACTCAGGAAGTTCAATCCCTAATCGTTTGTAAATCTCCCTTGCTAATTCATAGCAAGTAAAATCATTGTACGATGCACCAATTAAATCCCTAAACAACTCTGTACCCCTTTGCAGATAGACCAGGGTATCCACCAAAGTTCAGCGTGTTCCCCAAGTCTTTACACCGTTTATAAGACCCATCACAAATTTCTTCTGCCCCTGTGTATTTGCACTCTACCCCTTTAAAAAATTCTGCCCAATTACAGTGTTGGGGGAGAAATCTTCGTGAAGGGTATCGTTTCCTTAATGGGTTCACCCCACCTAATGTAAATGTTATCCATTCTTCATCTTCTTCTACAGCCATAATCGAATACACTGTCGTCAATGCAGTATAATCTTCTGCTAAGTACGCACTGTTGACACGATAAACAGCAACATCATAGTCCACAAACCCATCGTAAGATTCTAATGAAGAATTTAACCCCAATGACACATTTTCAACTGAAACATTCAGTGAAGGAAGTTCCCCTTTAGAAGTAGCTCGAACACTATCTACTTTAAGATTTGATTTTAAATAAGTATATCCCCCAAAAACAACATCAGCATTGTTCGCAGCATAGCGAATATAATCTGCTGCTGTTGCCCCAACTCTTAATTCAAACAGCACTACCCACGCACTTGAAGTTGATAGTTTACTGTTTTCTCTATTTAGATTTGACGATAAAACTCTCACGTTTCCTCCACATCAAATTCTACATCCCAATAATTATTTGGGCCTTCTACCCGTTTATATTTCACTTTATCTACAAAACGAACTTCAATTGTTGTCCTCGTTTGATAATCATACCAGTTAAATGCCAATGCACCACACAACACCGTAACTTGTTCAAATGTTGCAATAAGCAGTTTATCTGCATTTGTAACAATCGGGTAATGTTCATGCCAAACTCTTTTCACATTCGTAAACTTCGCTCGTGTAAAAACATACCCCCCTTCAGTCGTAGTTCGTAAAGCAGGGTTAAGTGCAACTTCTTCAGTTCTATCAGTTGCTTCGGGGGGATAGGTTAGGGTTGGAAACGTAGACATTACTTTCTCCCTCGTGTTTGAATTGCTCTATTAATTTTCCCATAACTATCTATATTTTTAACAACAATATCAACTACATACTTTTCCCCATCCCACTTTGTACTCTTTTTTTCAACACTCATTGCTTGTCCTTGATTATTAATGTTAAGAGTAAAATCAGGTGTTTTATTTCCCCCACCTCTTAATCCAGCCATTTGATCTTGATTAACAATGTACTCAGGTTCCTTCTCAGCCATTGTATAATATTTCC